TTATTTCTCCACACTTCATTGCCACCATCCTTTAAAAAGTCTAACATCATCTTTGTTAAATTACTTGCTGATAGGTATGCCATCACCAAAATTACAATATATTATTAATATACATTAATACCATCGAATAAGTTCATCAGTTGGCATCTTAACATATTTTATTTTATCCTTTACTTTTATCTCACCTATTCTCCAATATCTTCTAGCCTTTACTCGTAAAAACTCTGCTCGTATAAAAACTATTCTATCTCTTAGGTCTAAGTTAAAAGCAAAGAACTCTACTCTTTCATCTGATATGCCACTAGGCTGACCATCGTTCTCATACTCTAACAAAAAATAACCCTTCTTTAATGCTTCTGTTTGGTGTATAACTAAAACCTTAGTACTCTTAGCAAATATTCTTATAGCTTGATAAGTACCATCTATAGCCTTAGCAGCTTCTATCTCAAACTTTCTTCTATTTCTATAACCCTTGGACATAATCTTGGAAGGTCATTGTTTCAGGTAAAAATCTTAATGCTAGGTTTTTTGTAGCTCCGTGTCTATTCTTCTCCACCTTACAAACTACTAAATCACTAGGAGAATATTCTCTACCACCAATCTCTACTGACTCAGTTTGTTCGTAGTAGCCAGGTCTCATTAGCATTATTACAGCATCAGCATCTTGTTCTATTGATCCTGATTCTCTAAGGTCAGATAACTGAGGCATCTTATCTCCTCGTTCTTCTACTCTGCGTGATAATTGGGATAGGGCGATAATAGGTACTTCCAACTCTTTGGCAAGTGCTTTTAGGCTCCTACTAATGTAGGATACCTCTTGCTCTCGGTTTTGGTTTGACTTGCCAGTACCACTCATAAGTTGAAGGTAATCGATAAAGATAATCTTTATGCCATACTTCTGTTTAAGAATAGTTGCTTTGGCTCGTAGCTGGGTTACACTAATACCGCCCATATCCTCTATGTAGATGGGGGAAGTAAGTATCTTGTCGTCAGTTCGTATTAAGTGAACTTTTTCGTTATCTGTCAGTAAATTCATTCTAAGACGTTTTAAGGGCAGTTCAGAGCTAATTGATTCTAACCTTTCAACTAACTGATTGGAGCTCATTTCGAGGCTAAAAATGGCCGTAGGGATACCTCCTTGGATTGCTATGTGATAGATACTAGAAAGCATAAAAGCAGTCTTACCCATTCCAGGTCTAGCAGCTATGATAACAAAGTCAGGATCTACCCAACCGCAAAGGGTGTTATTAAGCTCTATAAAGCCTGTGTTTATACCTAACAGCTGACCACTAACAGCAGCATCACGACCTTCGTTTAGCTGCATAATAATTTGGTCTATAGTCTTTTCGTATATATTACCGAACTCTTGCAGTCCCATAAGTTGTTTACCAAACATAGCTAGGGTATCATCAGTAGATTCAGCACCATCAAAGGCCGATACCTCCATTAGTCGGCCCAAGGTTGCTAACTTTCTACGCTTGTATAATTCTATTACTACCTCTATGTGCGTGTTTAGGTGAGCAGTAGATACGACACTATTCGTAATCTTTGATAGGTATAAGGCCCCTACTTCTTCTGAATGTTTATTATCTATAAGTCTTTGAAACACGGTACTTAAGTCTATTTGTATATTCTTATCATACATCTGCTTAATAGTTCTAAATATTAGTTGGTGTCTTAAATCGTAGAATATTTCTTCGTTTAAATAGTTTACTACTAAAGGCAAAGCTCTTTTATCTAGTAGAATAGAGCCTAGTATATTCTCTTCTAGTTCTATATTTTTAGGTAGGTTTATAACATCCATTATTTAAGCTTTATTTTAGTTTTTTGTGATACTTCTGTGTTAAATTTAGAAGAGTTTCTCTTCCAGGTTCTTATAGCTGCTTTCCAATCTTTCATAGGATTTTTACCTACTAACCAACCATTTGATTCATAATGATCTAAAAAATAAGAACCATCCAATGATATAAAACCAATTTCTTTAGCATATTCATTAACTTCACTTGCCGTAGGCCTTATAAACTTAGTATTCTTTATATATAGTTTAGAAGTATTAGTATTACTTATAGGGGCACTTTCACCGACATCGGTGTTTGTCGAAGTCGGTATATCATAAACTACGTGGTTCCATCCACTAAAATGCCCTGAGTCATTAACAACCTTTATTGAAATGATATAACCTTTTTCTTGTAGGCCTTTAAAAACCCTATCAAGTGTACCTTTAGAACAACCTACTCTTTCGTGTAAAGTAGTTTTATATATAACCCAATCGTGTCTAAGACTTAACAAAAAAATAAGTAAACCTCTTTCTTCCAAGCTTAATCCAAAGTTTCTAATAATCTCGTTATCTATAGAAGTAAATCTATCTACTGATTTACTTTTAATAATCATTCCTGTATTCATAACATAAAAAAAGGGCTTTGGAATCCAAGCTAGTCGCATTAGCTTTTCATCCTCCACCCTAAAAATCTTAAATGGATATGCGACATCCTGCAACAAAGTTATACATTTTCAAATAACTCTATTGTTTTAAATAATTCAAATGCTACGTGAGGAACTATAGCGTTTCCATAGGCTTTAATTGACTCTCTGCACCACTTAGGAATGGTAATAGAGTCCAATTCGTGGGAAAGCCCATCATCTCCTCCACGAACGCAGGGTGAAGCTGGGAAGCCTTCCCAACCTTTTGAGCAATATTGTGTTTCAAATTGCTCCTCCTGTCGAACTTTTCTGAAGTTTTCGCTGTGCCTCCGTGATGATCCGAGGCCATCGGTGTTGGAAGGAATCCCATCGCTATAAAATGAGTCAGGTACATTGCTCTTCTCTCCCCTCCATATATTTCCTTCCTTTTGTTTACTTCCTCTATTGTTGGTATATCTATCCTCGTGCAGTTCGGAGTTGGTAGTAAGCCCCTCTTGACCATTCTCGTTAAACTGTTTTGTCTGTCTCCTATCCCTGCTTTTTCTGCTTCTGATGCCATCGGAGTAGGCAATAAACCAAATTCGTTCTCTTCTATGGGGTGCGTCTTTACCTGCAGCTGGAATAAGAAACGACTGGACTTCATATCCTTCCCTTTCCAGATCAGAGCACACCTCGTGGAATACCAATCCCCCTCCCCAACTAACAAGTCCACGAACGTTCTCACCAATAATCCACGTGGGTTCAATCTCCTTGATTGCTCTAAGCATTTCAGGAAAGAGGTGTCTTTCATCGGCTTTCCCAAGACGTTGTCCTGCTGATGAGTATGGTTGGCAAGGGAATCCTCCAGTGAGGATGTCAATTTCTCCTCTGTGAATAGAGAAGTCTGTTTTAGTAATGTCATTATAACTATTTGATGTTGGAAAATGATGTTTAAGAACTTTTTGGCCAAACTCATTCCATTCGCAATGAAAAATATTGTCCCAGCCCATCCAATGTGCAGCTAAATCAAAGCCACCTATCCCTGAAAATAAACTTCCGTGTGTCATTTTTAAGGATTTTTAGATATGATTCTGAATGCCACTACTCTCTCTTTGTCTAAGTGTGTAACTTTAAACTTCTTTCTAGCAATAGGGTTTAATGACTCTCTAATGCTCTGTGCTGTCACTTTAGACTTCCTACTAGCTGCTGCTATAGATTTAAAATGAATCTCTTCCTTGTTGTCTATAAACACCATTCTAACTGGTATATTATTCTCCATCCCTTTTATCTCTTGACTCATTTGGTTTAAAGTGATTTTTTAGTCCTTTTATAAATTGTTTATTACTAATGTTAAACTCTCTTTTGACAAAGAACTCTTCATCGATTTTTCCTCCATCCATTGCGTTGGGATATACGAGTATGTCATCATCGTAAAAGTTCCTAACCATACCTGTGTCGTATAGTATGACTTTCCAAACTGTGTTTGTATCCGATCCGTAATCGATCCAGGCGATTGCTTTTCCGTACCCAAGAGGAGTGTGAACATCTATTGTATTTTTTAATTGAAATATCATTTGTACTTGTATATGTATTCTTTAATTTCTACTACTGCCATTGCAGAGCAATAGACAACAATAAAAACAGGTACTGCGATAAAGAAAAATTTTAACATCCCTATTGTTTCTTTCATATTATTTCTTTAAGGATATTTTAAATGTTGTAGTAGATACTCTAGGTGCAGGATGTACCATCTCACCTGTCTCAGGATCAACCATAGGAGTATTAATAGTCCTTAGCATCTTCTCCCTTTCTTTAAGAGCATACTTAAGCGATTCAACTTCGTTGTTTAGTTTAGTCCAAGAATAATCTTGGTCATATATGTACTTAACACCTGATTCTATCTTAGTAACCTCGCTACCTAAGACATCAGTCTTGCCACCAGGGTATTTAGCTAATTCATCTACTACGATTTCTCTAAGCTCACTACGAACACCATCGAATAACTGAGCAATAGCATCCATACGCACTAAAGTTTCTAATGCACTATCGCCTGTTTCTCTAAAGTGCTCTACAATAGTCGTCTTGATTAAATCGTTATTAAATTTACTAGGTTCATAAGTAGCTAGTTCTACCTTCGGTAAAAATATTTCTGTACTCATTATTTTTTTGTTTTAGATGTGAATGATTCTTTTTTAGACTTAAGCAACATAAGTAAAGCTTGGTCGCCATCTATGTATTGCTTGTATCCATAATATAAATCTACTAGCTCCTTATTTTTTGTGCAGTCAGTAATTTGTTTAATTAATTCTACTCTATCAACTTCTACTTCTGCTATCTCTTCTACTTCTACCTCTTGCACAACAGGTTTTTTGGGCTCCTCTTTTGCAAAATCCATCTCTTCAGCAGGTGTAGCTTCAAATCCTGCTGCTTTCATTAACCAAGCAAGTAAGTTCCTATAAGCCTTACCAATCGCCCTTGTTTGTGCCATACTAAGAATAGCATATTCATCAAAGTATCTCTTAGTTTTTTCGGCATTCGAGCATAAGGCAATGCCTGTAGCAACAAGCTGACCTGTAGTAATATTGCGTACCTCACAAGTCGCCATATATTTAACAGCAGTTTCATTGGATAAGTCTTGAGTAGATGTAATAATTGGCATCAATCCTAGTGAAGCTCCAGCAAATTGCCATCCTTCCACATTAACAAATTGTTTACCTTGAATGTTAGACGATAAGCCTTTCTCTTTAATAAGCTTAGATAATTCTGTGCTTAATTTAAGCATTGAGTCCTTGTTGATTAACTCATACGAAGGACTAGTTGTTTGCAGTTCCATAGTTTAGATTTTTTGGTTGTGTTTCTGTAAAATAATGTGCTTCTCTTGTAGGATACTTTTGCCATATAGACAAGATTGATTCCATTAACTCAAGGTTAGCTTGTGAATAATTGATTTGGTGGATAATCTTAGCGATGAATAATCGCTTTTCAGAATCATCCCATAGTGCGAATTGACTTAGCATACTTTATGTGTTTTTTGGTTGGTAAATTAAGTTTAAGTAAGAATCTAATTTCTTCAAATTGCTCGGCATAGATGTCATTAGCTCTTAAGTCTTGTTGGTGCATACGTAATCCGTGTAGAACAGTTGTATGGTCACGAAAAAATAACCTGCCTATTGAAGCTACTGTGGCCCCTACGTAAGTTTTTAGGATTGCATAGCACATATTTCTAGTAAGCACTAGAATGCGTGATCTATCTTTAGACAAGGCATCTTTGTACCTTACATTCATCTCCTTACATACGAACTGAATTAGTGCTTCTCTATCAGGTTCTTCAAAGTTTAGTATTCCTGGCATAGCGTAGTAGTGTATTTTATTCGGTGAAATCATAAATTTGGTTTTTTAATTCTTCTATCTTCTTACGATAGAAAGCTTCTACAATTTCAATCATCTCCTCGTCAGCCTTAGCCAACCTAGTACGAATCTTATAAGGTGTGTACCCTGTAATCTCACAAATCTTCTTTATATCGCCATACTTAAGCAAGGCACGATAGTCTCTAATTAGCATCTTTTAGTTTTTTATATAGTTTGTAATGTCTGTCTATGCTTCGCATAGCTCCTTCAATTGATGTAAAATAATCACCTCTCCAATAGTAGAACTTATCAAGGGGTTTTTTGCTGTCCCAATGAATAAACATACCACGATAGATGTAATCTTTTTTTAGCCTTTCATTATCTATGTTTATCATAAAATAATCCTTAAGGCCTTTTTGTTTTAGATGGGCTGGTGTAGGGTGCATACTTATTCAGTTGTTGAGTAAATGGTTTCAGTAATTTCAATATTAGGCTTTAAAGATATGCCACTACTAACAGTTATAAACTTTTGATAGGCCTGTTCTTTTCTATCTGATATAGTATGATCTACATACATACCATCCTTTTCTGTCCAGTATCTTATGTAGCCTGTTATTGGATTAGTCTCTGTGATAAACTCGAATTTAGTCATATTATTGGGATTTTTGGTTTACTTTATTAAGTTTTTGGTGCCTTTGGAAATAAGATTGAACTCCACTTGAATTGATTTGGCTCTGCATATTCTCATAATACACAGGATCAAGGAAAGTTTTTGCTTGGTAGTTGTAATAAACCTGGTCGCCAGGATAAAAGTTTTTGCCAGTTAGACTGCATCTGCAATCATATTTGACGGTGATTAATTCAAATGACATAGATGGGTTTTTTGTTTTGTTTGACGAAATTAAGGGTTTTTTGTTATTGTTAAGGATTTTTAGCAGGTTTTTTGTTAAAGTAATCATAAAAGATTTTTGTCTCTACAAAAGATTTTTGGCCCAAGGGGATTTTTAGGCATAGGTATCTAATGGGGTTTTT